TAAGTCATGCCAAATAGTATCATAATTATTTGGGTCGGCTATATCGACACGAGTCTGCGGCTTGAAGTCGGTCAGCACGCCCTTGGCCGTCCAGCGATGGAAGGTTTCCTCCGCCTCGTCGAACCCCTTCAGCATGGCCTTGTTGGCCACGTTGGCGAGGATATTGGCGAAGTCGGAGGTGGTGTGTTGGCCGACTGCCATCGACGGCGCGAAGGCAAGGCCGACCATCTGGATGGCGTTCTGCCCAGACACGTTGATGTTGCGAACATTCAACGCCGCGCGGGCAAGCTCGCGGAGGGTCATGCCGCTGAACTCGTTGCGCTCGCCGCCATCCATACTCGCCTTGGTCAGAAGCGCCTTCTCGGCACCCGTGCGGAAGCGATTCACGGCGTCGCCTGTCACGGTGATCGGAGTGTGGCTGCGGGGCTCCGGCGTGACATCCTGTCCCGCCCAATGGTCGATGATGCGGGCGCGGGCCTGGTCCACGGACACACCCTCGTCGATCAGGGTATCCCCAAAGTCGGACTCCAGCTTCGCCGCGCGCACCGCAGCGCGGATGGCTTTCACCCGCTCACGCTCGGCCTGCGCCCCTTCGCGACGCGCCGCCGACGCATCGGCGGTATCGACGGGGGTGGCGCTCACCTCGGTCTTGGTGGTGTCTTCGCTCTTCGCCTTCACCGCCGGGATGTCCGGCTGCGAGGCCGTATCCTGCTTCTTGTCAGGCATATCCTCTTTCCTTTCATAGCTCCCGGCGGAATTCGCCGCTGCAGCCCGCGCGGACCATCCGCGCAGGCCTTCCGGGACGTGACGGCAGTTGGAGAGATCGAACCCGGCGGCGCATGCCGCCAAGTCCGTCACCTCTTCCACCGCCGCGTCCGCGAAACCGTTTTCGACGGCCTGGGCACCTGTCATCCAGGTTTCTTCGGCCATCATGGATTTGATGCCCTCCGCGCTCTTGCTGGTCTTACTGGTATAAATCGAGACCAGGGAGTCCCTGATCTGATCCAGCACGTCGGCCTGTTTGCGCATGTCGTCTGCGGTCCCGATGGCCATCCACGATGGGTCGTGGATCATCATCATGGCGTTTTCCGGCATCACCACGAAGTCGCCCGCCATGGCGATGGCGCTGGCCATCGAAAGGGCGATCCCGTCCACATGAACGGTCACGTTGGCGGAGCGGCGCTTCAAGGTGTTGTAGATCGCCAGCCCGTCCCACACCGACCCGCCGGGCGAGTTGATGAAGACGGTAAGCGGCGTCGTCGGGCCTGCGATCTCCCGCAAATCCTGGACGAACTGATCCGCCGTCACCTCCCACCCGATCTCACCGTAGATGTAGACCTCCGCCGCCGCTCCGGCGTCGCTTGGGGCCTTCAGGCGATACCAGTTTCTGGCGATTTCCTTTCGTTTTCCGCTCATCCGTTCGTCTCCTTTTCTTCCGTGTCCGGCGGCTGGGCGGCACCTGTCCGCGCAACCTTGCGCGGGTCCGAATCCAGCACCAGGCCAAGGGTGTCGAGGCACGCGAAGTCCTCCGCCATTTCATTGAAGTGCTCCATCGGGTCTTTGCCCATGGACCGCACTGCCTCCGACAAGCTGACAAAGTCGGAGCGCACGGCGTCGCGCTGCGCCGGGATTTCCTTGGTCGGATCGATCATCTCGCGGCGGGGCGGTGTCCACGTCGCTGTCGCCGGGGCCGCTACTCCGCCCCCCACGGAGGCTGCTTCCAGAAACCACCCCTCGACCCGCTTGCACATCTGGTTGATCAGGATGGCGTTTTGCCAAAACACGATGGACCGCTGGAACTCCAGCCAACCCATCCGGCCCGAACTGAAATTAACCTCCGACAAATCCCCGGTGAGTATCTCGTATGTCACCCCAAGACCGGCTGCGATGGCATGCAACTGAATGCGCGCGTATTCGCCATAGCCCTCCACACCGGGCGGAGACGCAAATTTTATTTCCTTGCCCGGCGGCAGATACTCGATGATGCCGGGCTCAAGGGACTCCAGCCGATCCTCGTTGGCGCTCGATGTCTCGCCGTCGATTGGCCCCCGATCCACGCCATCGGGGTCCGTCACGAAGGCGGCAAATACGGCGGCAATCTTTTGGCGCATCAACTGCGCGTCCTCATAGTCGGCGTAATCATGCATGCACAGAATGACCGGCGCGAGCCAGGGCACGCCCCGCACCTGCCCAGGCCGGTCCATCCGGTAGACGTGAGCCACGTCTTGCGCCGGAACCCTTCGGGATTGCGGCAGCCGCATGGTTCCCGTCGATCCTGGGTGTTCGTCGAACATCCAGTACGCGACCCGCCGCCCGAGACGGTCGAACTCGACGCCCTGCACCGCGATGTTGCCGTTGCCCATATCTCCGTTTTTCGATGAATCAAGGAAGTCCGCTTCTAGAACCTGCAAAGCGAAGGGAAGGGGCAGGCCGTCTTCCGGGCGGCGGCGACGGCGGCGCACCAGCACCTCGCCGGATTCCGCGACCGCGCGCATCGCCAGCGCCTGGAGGCCGTACAGGTTATGACGTCCGTCCGCATCGACCGCCGTGGTGTCCAGGTGTTCCACGGCCATAGCCTCAAGGGTGTCCGTCGCAGACTGCGACGCCGATCCGAACTGCGGGATGACGCCTGCCCCCACGACATTGTGAGTGATGGCGTCGATGCCGCGACGCGCATACGGGTTGTTTCTCACAAGGTCCCTGGATGTATCGCGAAGGCGGCCAAGGACGCCGTGCACGATCTCCGCGTTCGCATCCGTTGACACCCGCCGCCAACCGGCGGTGCGTCTGGACACGGACGCGCCGCCATAGAGCGCGTGGGCGTTCTCGTAGGCCCGCATGCGCGCGCGGGCCTTGGCGCGGCGCGCGCCCGTCTCCGGTGCGAGCGTCGCGATCACGCGATCTAGGATGTTCATATCAAAGCCCCCTGGAGAACGTTCCGTACTTGCGGACATCGCCGGTCGAGACGCCAAGCTCGCGGCGGATTAAATCGCGAGCCTTCATCATTTCGGCCATGTCGCGATATTCGACCGTCTTGCCGTCGACCGTGACCCGGCGCGTGCCGGTTGCGATGGCCTTCTCAATGGCATCAAGGTCCGTTTGTGTGTAAGCCATCGTTCTCTCCTAACGCCGCAGCCAGCCGCCCTTTCGCGGCCCGCGCTGCGTCAAAAATCCATCGCGCTTTGCCGCGACCTGTTTTTTCGGCGATTCCGCTGGCGTTCCCGGTTTTGGCGGGTCCGGTGTGTTTAAAAGCTGCGGCTCGCCGTTCATCACGCCCAGCAGGTCGCCCTGCTGTGGCTTTTGCGGGCGGCGGCGCAGTGCCTCCCATTTCGCCCATTCAGCATCGGTCATGATGCCGACGCCCTTATGGACGGCCAGCGCCATGTTGTAGATTCGGCAGTCGTGGTAGTGGTTCGGCCCCGATGCCACCCACTCCTTGACCAGCCGCCCCTTAACCTCTCGCTCCTTGATGTGCTCCGCCGTGACTTGCTTAAAGTACCTCTCGTCGTGTAGCGCTTCCGAGAAGTGCGCGAAGCCCGGCGGATCCATTTCGGCCCCGTCGCGCATGCCGTCCTTGCGCAGGTTCGCGTACATTTCGGCCTTCAAGGGCCAGGTGCCGATGTGCCAAAGCTCGACACCCCGGCGCAACCGCTTGCCGCGCAAATCGATGTCCACCTTGGTCGGCGTGGACGAGATCGCGGCCTTATGCCATCCGGCATCGCCCTTGATCGCCATCGCCCGCGCGTGCGTCCGGCACCACCGGTAAACCGTGTTGGCATTGAAGCCTGAGTCCACCGCAAACACGTCGGCCTGCCATGAATTACCGTAAGCATCCTGGTAGCGGCGCTCGTGAACCTCGTCCAACTTGGCCCAGACCACGTTCGATGGGTCCGCCGTATCGCCGTCCAAAAACCCGATGTCGATGGACCAGGACTGCTTATCGCGCCTCCAGGCCACCACCTCGTAATAGATGCCATCCGCCTGCACGTCGGCGGCCCCGGTCAGGATGATGCCGCCGGGCGGAATCGTCCGCGCCGTATAATCCTCGCGCCGCGCATACAGCCGGTTCCATTCCGGCGCGTCGCCGCGCTCCTCCCAGGCTTCGCCCAGCCACAGGTTCACGAACGCTTTCAGCTTGCCCGGATCGTCCTTGGCCTTAAGGAACGCCTCGGCGATCTTGTCCCAGGTGGTCAGCAGCGACACCAGGGCGTCGATATGGTAACTCGGATACCGACCGGGACCGGGATTGATCGCCACCCACTTGCCCGCCATCACCATGGCGCGTTTTTCATGGTGCTCGATCACCGACCCGCAGTGTTCGCAAACGTAGTGCGCCTGGTACGGCCACTCGGTCGAGAACTTGAGGCCGTGCGGCGTATCCTTGCCACCAAACACCAGCCGTTGATGCTCGCCGCAGTGCGGGCAGGGCACTTGCCAGTAGCGCTGGTCACCCTCGTCGAAGGCGGCATCAATGCGCGAGATGCCTTTGATGGTGGGCGTCGATGCCTCGAACAGCATGTAGTCGCCCGTGGCGTGGAAGGCTGTCTGCCGCGCCTTCGCCATCTCCATCGGATCGCCCTGGCCGTCCAGGTCGAGCGGCCATTCGTCGATCTCGTCGCAGAACAGGAACTTGACGGTCTTCGACCGCAGGTCCGACGCGCTGTTCGCTCCGGTTAGCGTCAGCGATCCGCCCGAAAACCTTTTGTTCAGCGCCGTCGATGCCGCCGAGGACCGGCTCCGATGCTGGCGAACCTTGCGCCGCAGCGGGTCCGTCGCCTCGATAGTCGGCGTCAACTTCTCCCGGTTGAAATCCTGCACGGACGTGATGGTCGGGAAAACCAACATAACTTTGGCGGGCGTTTTATCGATGATCGACCCGACCCAGGCGATACCCACCTCGGTCAAGCCCGTCTGCGCGGACTTGCGAACCGACACCCGGTTGTGCGGGCTATCGGCGGCAAGCTGGTTCAGGATCTCGACCGCGTACGGCGTCAACTAGGCGGACCAGCGATGCCCGGCCTGCGGGCCGTCCGCGACCACCAGGTTCTCGGCGGCCCATGCGGCGGGCTCGATCACCGGGTCCGGGGCAAGGCCCATGGCCAGCACGCCCGCAATGATCGCCAAGGTACTCTTACGTTTCATCGTCCGCCAACAGGTTCAGACTTTCCACCACCATGGATTCGAGCGCGCGGGCCTTCTTTTTCAGGAGCGTGCGCACCGCCTCCGCGCCGCCGTTGCGGGCGGCTGCATCCAACTCGTCCGCCCAACCGACGACGCCGTCCAGGCCTTGCCGGATCTTCCGGCCCGACGCCACCATGGCGTCCTCGATCTCGCGCTTCGGCAGCCACAGGCCCAACTGGCGCTCGTACTCCAGTTGCACCATCTTGGCCTGGTACGCTTCGCGGGCCGTCCGCGCCTTGGAAAACGAAAGGCCGCCCGTTTTCCGGGGCGGCCCGCTCAACCATGGTGTCCGGCGCTTCCGGCTCGTCGTCGGCCCCGGTCGGCGGCATGGCCTCGACCATGCGCCGCGCCGGATCGCCGTTCTGTTTCCGGGCATGGTCGGCCTCGGCAAAATCGACCTGGCCGTCCGGCGTCAGCGGGATATTGCCCTGCTTCACCATCTTGTTGACGGCTTGCTTCGAGATACCGGCGTGCCGTGCATATGCCGCTTGGCTTCCGATCATAACTCACCTCAAACAGTTTGTTCGCGCCGTGCCCGCTCCACCTCCTCGAAGGCCAGACCTACACCTGCATGGCCAGATTCCTCCAGGACCGCAGGTTCGCCGGTAAACTCTTGCCAGCGGCGCACGATCACATCCACATAACGCGGGTCCAATTCAACGAGCCGGGCCGCACGGCCCCGACGCTCGCAGGCGATCAGCGTGGACCCGGACCCGCTGAACACGTCCAACACCACATCGCCTCGGCGGCTGCTATTGCACAGCGCCTTCTCGATCAACCGAACCGGCTTTTGGGTCGGATGGACATAGGCCGTCGTGGCCTCGCGCCCCATCGACCAAACATCGGACTGGCTTTTATCGCCCCGCCAATTGCCGCGCCCGCAGTAGAAGATAAACTCATGCTGCGGTCTGTAATGGGCGTTGCCCAGGCCGATGCTTTTTTTGTCCCAGACGATGCAGGCCGAAATATCCAACCCTACGTCCGCCATGGCCGCCTCGAACTCGGCGTATGTTCGCCAGGGAAAGCAGACATAAATAGGCGCGGTTTCCTTGGCCGCCGCGACCGCGCAGCCAACCGCCTCGCGGACCAGGGCGATCAGATCGTCGCCGCGCTTGTCGTCGTTCATAATCATGCCGTGCGCCTTCACCCTGGCACCCTTTTCCGAGGAACCGGCAGCCCGTCCGCCACCATAGCTCATGCCGTAGGGCGGGTCGGTAAAGACCAGGTCGGCCAATCCCCCCCCATAAGGGCCTCGAACGTCTCCGGCGCAGTCGAATCCCCGCAGGCCAGCAGATGCGCACCGAGCCGCCACACGTCGCCCAGCATGGATACCGGATCTGGCTTGGCCTCCGGCGCGGCATCCGGGTCCGATCCCTCGTCGCCGTCATCGTTCGCCAGGCCGGGCTCGACCAGCAGCTTGGCAATCTCCTTGTCGTCGAAGCCCAGACCGCCTAGGTCGAAGTCCTTCTCCGCCAGGTCCGCGACCTCGATGCGCAGCAGGTCCTCGTCCCAGCCGGACAGTTCCGCTGTTTTGTTGTCGGCCAGGATGTAGGCCCGCTTTTCGTCCTCGGTCAGATGTGCCAGGGGCACGACGGGAACCATTTCCATGCCCAACCGCTTCGCCGCGAGCACTCGACCATGGCCCGCGATGATTCCGCCAACCGCATCGACCAGAACCGGATTGTTAAACCCGTACCGTCCGATGCTGGCCGTCAGCGACGAGACTTGGCTCTCCGAGTGCGTCCGCGCATTCCGTGCATAAGGCACAAGCTCCGCGAGCGGGCGCATCTCGATCTTTTCCGCTCCGATATCATGTGCCATGGGCGCGCTTCGGCGGCCTTGGTCAACCCGCGTCCACCGCAGGCGTCAACCAAGTCAACCACCGTCAACCTCGTTTGAATTTCTGAAAACTACCGAACTCCCGCGCGACCGCCACCCGTATACCAAGATCGCCGGGAAGGACCCGCGCGTTCGGAAAAGCGAAGCCCCGCCGGGCGCGGGTCCTGGCGGGGCTTCGAGGTAACAGGGAGGCGTTGCGTCCAGAGGACGATCCAAACAAGAAGATCCGCAAGCCTGTCGTGGGCTGCGGACCTAATCCAAGATGGGTGTACCTTGTCAAATTTTATCTGCGCTGTCAACAGCGGTTTCACAACCAAGGCTCCCGAGGCACGTTCGGCCCGCTTACCTCGTAGTCTCCGAGGTCCCGCAGCTTGGCGACAAGGACGGCCATCGCGTCCCACCACTCGACATAAACGCTGCGCACGAACTCCAGGTGTTCCGGTTCCGGGTCGTATCGCACGAGGCAATACACCGGCTTGGTCTTTGCCATATCTCGATATTCCATCTGCGGCTCTCCATCCTTTCGCAGGACAGGCACCGGCTTAGGCTCCTTGCCCGGCATCCAGTCAGGCTCCCCCCCGGTCTTGGCGCAGTCGATCACCAGACCAATCCATAACGGCTTAAGGGTGCGCACGGCATCGTGGACCGCCTCGGCGTCCGGGTGCATATCCGCGCCGCCCTGCGCGGCAAAGCCCGCGCAATCGATCTTGGTTCCGAGCAGCCCGTTACGCTCGATGGTCAGGAAGTTGCTCCGGCACCCCGCCGGATACAGGCCCGCCGTGCCCTTCCGGGATACCTCGTCCGCCGCCTGGTCCTGGTAGGTCCAGCGGAGCAGGTCCTGGATATCAATGGCCGTGCGATATTTGCGAGCTTCTGCGATATCTTTTTGCGATATTAATTGGTCGGAAAAACCTGTTATTTTTAACACTTTAACGCCCCCCTGCGATATTTGCGATATTTATGTCGTGTCACTCTCATGCGCGCGCATGCATCCGTGAGGGCCGGAAAAAGTATCGCGGGTATCGCAAGTATCACAACCGATTGATAATTAAGGCATTCTTCTCTGCGATACTTTGCGATACCCGCGATACCTTGCGCGGTCAGTCGTAGTCCTCTGGCCCCCCAACTGGCGGCGGATCGCCGGACACATCCGGCACATTCACCAGACGAACGTCCATGTAGACGCGGATGCGCCCGTCCGACCGTTCCAGCCCCCGCTCGGGGAGAGCCCGACCGAACGTGCTGATCGTCCAGGCCCGCTCGGCGTTTGCCGAGCACCACGCCTTGTATGCCTCATACATGACCGACGCCTGGACACTCTCGCCCGGCGCGGACTCGACGCACTCGGAGAGGAAACGCCCGACCGGATCGCTATCCGCCCGGTACTCGTCCGTCGCCGCGCGCACCCGGTCGGGCACCACCAGCCCGTGCTCCAGCCAGATGCGCACCCCGTCCAGTATCCAGTTGAGCACCCCGTTGCGCTCGGCCCACAGCTTGGCTGGCAGGTCCTTGTCCTGGTCTTCCTCGGGCACGTTCACTTCCCAGGGCACCAGCAGGAATCGCCTCCAGATGCCTCGGTCCTGGCCCCGGATCGCGGGCTTGTGGTTGCCGGACAAGGTCAGTTTGAACTGCGGAACGAAATCGAAAAAGCCGTGGTTCAGATGCCGAACCGTAATTTCCTCGCCGCCGGTAACGGCCTTGATCGTGGCCTCGGCGAACCGGGCGCCCTTTTCCGGCTCCGACGCCCGCACCAGCCGCGCGCCCGGCAGCCGCGCCAAGTCCGGCGTGGCCTCGGCCCCGCGCTTGCGGTCGTCGCGCAGCAGGGAAGCGAAGGGCAGGGAGACCGCATACGGCCCCATCATCTTGGCGATCAGGTCGATAAAGACCGACTTGCCGTTGCCGCCCTCGCCGTAATTGAAAACCAGCTTCTGTTCGGTCGTAACGCCGGTTAGGCAGTACCCGGTCCAAACCTGCAGGAACAGGCGAATGTCGGCGTCCGGCTGAACCTCCTCCAGGAATCGCAGGAACGTCGGGCAGGCCGCGTCCGGGTCGAACTCCACATCCATTCTTGGCCAGTCGGTCGTCGCGGCTGTGCGGTCGCAGGTCGTCGCAGGCCCCCTCAAGCCTCAGCGTCCCGTTGGCCATGTTCAGCAGCAACGGGTCCTCATCCATCATCTCCGGCGGGACCGAAATGTAGGGCGCGGCCTCCGCCACCATGGCCTCCAGCTTGGCCCGGTTGCCCGACGCCGTGGACCACTTGAACAGGTCCTCCAGCCGCTTTTCCCAATCGTCCGCCGCGACCGTATCGGGCCGCCCGCGTTTCTGCAGCGCCGCGACCTCCTCCATGATCGAGCGCGCCGTCTCGTGCGCTTTCCGCTTAACGACCTGCTCGGCCCCGACCGGGCTCCAATGGGTGCCGCTCCAGTGGTGCGGGCCTACCTCGCGGATCCATAAAATGCCCTGACCATGGCGGGAGAGAAACCGCTCGGCGTTGCCGATGTCGTTGCGTTCCTTGTCCGCCAGCACGAGGTTGATGTTCCCATCGCCGCCGGGAAATCGAACGATCTCCGCGTTGCCGATGGCCCGCCGGATGGCATTCTCTCCCTGGCCCATCGCGCCTCCGTTTTTCTTGTCGTTGCCGGTCAAAACAGGCTCCCCTGCGATCCCCTGGCCGGTTTCCGCGCGGGCCGTCCCGTCCGCTACCGGGGGTGCGGAACGGTCGATTGCGCCCGTCTGCGGCTTTTTGTGGGGCGCGGTCATTTTCCCACCTCCAGCGCCAGCGATTCCTGCCGCGCCTTGGGCTGCGGTGCGAACAGGTCCGGCTGCGCGGCGGCTTTTTCGATCCGCTCGCAGGCCAGGTCGAAGAACTTTGCGTCCCGCTCGATGCCGATAAAGCGTCGCGCCAACTTGAAGCATGCAACGCCGGTTGTGCCAGAACCCATGAACGGATCGAGTACCAGGTCATTGAAATTGGTGTAGAGCGAAATCAGATCAGCCATCAGCGGCACCGGCTTCTCGGTCGGGTGTCCACCGTATCGGCCCACGTTCACCGGATGCGTGAACACCCCACGACGCCCCTTCCCATTCCATTTACGATGTCCCGGCCCGCACCAACAGGTGATCATGCACTCGAACCCGCGCGCCGCTCCCTGGCCATTGAATCGAGGGGCGGCGTCGGGCTTAATCCATGCAAGCGTGGTGTCCCATTTCGCCCCGGCAGCTTGAAGATCATCTCGCCATGGCCGGACGCCCTCCGCCAGGCAGAATAAAACGGCCCAGCCGCTCGCAGCCTCGACAACCGCAGAGGCAATATCCGCCCGCCCGGCGTTGACTCCCTCGAAACCGAAATCCTTGATCATCTCGCGCCCGTCCGTCCGCTTGATGCGTCCGATGGCAGCGTGCAATTCGTCCTCGTAGGGCGGGTCGGAAATCACATGGTCGACCACTCCGATTTCGGATAGGATTTCCATGCAATCGCCTTGATACAGCGTTGCCGCGCCGATGGAGACGACCGCACTCATACTTCAAGCCCCCCGCAGCATATCGTTGAAATCCATTCCGGCAGGGGGCCGCGCGATCCGCACCCGACGCCCGCGCGCCGCATGGAAGGCCCGCGCCTTCTCGATGGTTTTGGCGAGCGCCTCCTGGTCGCCGTCCGCATCGACGCAGAGAACCAGGTCCTTAACCACCGGCGGCAGGTCGATCGCCGCCATATTGCCCAGGCTGCCCGCAACCCATACCGGCAGGCGCGCGGCCTTTGTTACCGACAACGCCGTCTCGATGCCCTCCGCGATACCCAAGGTGGCCGCCGCCGAACAAAGCCGAATGGCACCGCCCCAAACCACGCCCGCCATCTTCTTAGGGCCGGTCACAAGCGCCTTGCCGTCGCCTTCCGGTTTCAGGAACGTGCGATGGATGCCGGTCAAGCGCCCCCCGCCGTTCTGCACCGCCGCCACCATGGTCGGAAACGACAACCCCGTATCGGCGTGACGCAGGCTCGGATGAAAGCGGATGGTCGGCGGCACCCCCAAGGGAAGCCGCGCGGTATCGATGTTCCGGCTCCACAGATAGGTCTCGACCAGAGTGCCGGGGGCGGGCCGGCACTCCGACCACACCTTCCGCGCCCAGGCGATCTTGTCTTCTTTCTCGCGGTCCAGGTCCTCTCGCGCGGGCCGGGCGATGGGCTTGGCCTTGGGCCGGGCGATGGGCTTGGCCTTGGGCCGGGCGCGACCTTCCCGGTCGGGCCGCAACCCGGCGCGGATCGCCAGATACTCGACCGCTTCGGTAAACGACATCCCGCGCCGTTCCTTGATCCAGTCGATGGCGTCCCCGTGCCAGCCGCAACCAAAACAGTGCGCGAATCCTTTTTCCTCGTTGACCGAGAACGATGGCGTTTTTTCCGAATGGAACGGGCAGAGGCCCCAATGCTCGCGGCCCTTGCGCTTAAGCCGCACCTCCGCGCCGATCAGATCAACCAGCCCGGTCCGGTACGCGCCCGCACGTCATCGAGAAACCGCTCATCGAACCGTACATCGAACCGTACACCGTTCATGACGCGCCACCTAAAATCGTACCTTTATATACGGATTCTTTATTGACAATCGCACTTTTAAGAGCGATTATAATGACATGAACGGAACGAAATTTATCAAACGCGCCAAGCGTTATGCGAAAAAGACCAAACAGGACTGCCGGTTTGAACCCACGCATGGCAAGGGCAGCCACGGACGGCTTTACGTCGGCGGAAACTTCACAACGGTCAAACGCGGCGAAATCCCGCCCGGCCTGTTCAACGCAATGCTCAAGCAGTTGAAGATCAAGAAGGAGGACTTCTAGATGCGCTACGCCTACCCCTGCACCCTGACCTCGGACGAGGAGGGCTGGCTGACGGTCGCCTTTCCCGACGTCGCCGAGGCTCTGACCTCCGGCAAAACCCGCGAGGAAGCTCTCGAACTGGCCGAGGACGCCCTGGCCGTCGCCTTGGCTGGATACGTTCACGAACGCCGCGATATTCCGGTCCCGAAGGCTCTTGCCAAAGGACAGTATCTCGTGCCTCTGCCGCCTATCGTCGCCGCCAAGTTGGCCCTCTACGCCGCCATGCGGGCGCGGGGCATGACCAAGGTGGCTTTGGCCGACCGATTGGGTATCTCGGAATCCGCCGTCCGAAAACTCGCCGATCCGGACCACAGATCGCATATCGGTCAGGTTGAAAACGCCCTCAAGCTCCTTGGCCGAACCTTGGTGATTGAAGACAAAGCCGCCTGATGGTAGCGCATCGCTTTCTGCTATTGTGGGGAGTTCATGATGAACAGCCAACGAGCAAGCACCACACATAGCGCGGAAGAAACCATGACCGATGAAGAGCTTTATGACATTGCCAAGGCCGAAGCCGGCGAATACTTCCCCGCCGATGTGACCAAACGCCTTGTGGCGGGCGACAGTCCGATCAAGGTATACCGTGAATACCGCGCATTGACACAGGCCGCCCTCGCCGAACAATCTGGCATTTCCACCATGTACTTGTCGCAAATTGAAACCGGTAATCGCGGCGGATCGACCAAAGTTATTTCCGCAATCGCCAAAGCGCTGAGTGTCGACATCGACGACTTGATTTAACTCCGTCACTCCGCCGCCTCCTCGGAAGAAGAACCGGACGCGGCGGTATCCCAATTTTGGCTCGCGCCAAATGGTTGGCGACCGCGCCCGGCCAAGTTCAGAGAGGAAAAGTGATGGAAGGCGCGAATACCGTCGCCGATTTCACATTCCATGGTTGCCGCCACCTGGGCCGGAAGTCCCAGCGGCGAAGCGGCGGGCGCGAAGGAATCCACCCCCTCGCGGCCCAGATGGCTATCCACATCGCTGGCCGTATAACCGGCCTGCAGCAAAAGCGAGAGCAGCACGCAGGCGTCATCCATGATCGCATCCATGGCGCTGCCGCTCTTAAGGCCCTTAACGAACGCCTCGCGCACCGTACCGAAGTGATCGAACCCAACCGACATCAGCCATTCCTGGCCCCGCCACGCGACCACCTCGGTCGATTGCAAGCGGCGGTTCGGCAAACGGTCGCGGCGGCAACCGCCTTGGGTTGGCTCGGGGCGGCAAGGCGCGTCCAACATCATCGGCGACCCTCCAGGGCGATCAGCGCGCCCGCGAAATAGTTGATGCCGCCCAGTATCTCGGCCCGGGCGCAATCCGCATCGCCCGCGGCCGCGAACCGGGCCGCCTCTTGCGCTTTCTTCTGGGCCTGACCCAGCGGGAACCCGACACCGACCATGGCCGCAATCGCGATCATGGGCTGGCGCTCGAAGGGTTCGCCGGACGCATGGCGGTCCCGGCCCTTGCCTTCGGCGGCCTCCGCCATTGCCGCCTCGAAAACGGCGGCCAGGGATTCGTAACCCGCGGGGGCGGTCATTCATGGTCCTCCCCGCGCTCAACAGATGCCAAAGCCTTATCGATGCGGGCCAGGACCTCCATGGCCTCGGCCACCTCGCGGCGAAGTTCCATCTCGCGCACCTCGTCGGCGGTAATGGTGCCGCCGCACGCGAACGCTTCGCCCAGCTTCGCCATGGCCTCGCCCGCCTCCTTGGCCAGCGAGCCGAGGTGTTCCACCCACCGCGCGTCGCCCTTGGTCGGCGGCTTGGGCACCATCAGGTAGCCCTGCAGATCGGCCATGGCGCGGGTTACCAGGGGATCGCCCGTGTCCAATTCCAGGTCCGCCACAACGTCGATGGGCGCGAACATGGCCTCGTGCGCCCGCCCGTACCGACCGATGCGCTGGTAATCGACCCGCGTGATGGACGCCGCCGATTCCTGGCCGCCGACCGCCTTGGTCAGCCGCCGGAACGCGGCCTTGAGCGCCATGTACGAACAGGCCGGGAAGGCCCGGCCCAAGGAATCCCCGTGACCGCTCATGCGTAAACTTCCCCGGCTTGCGCGCTGCGCGCCGACCCGGTCCATGCCATGCTGGGACCATGAAAAAGCAACCGGATCGATTGGAAACACTGGCCGCGCTCTGTGAGCAGAAGCTGCCGGCCGACCCGAACCACCCGCGTAGCGGACGGCTTAAGCGCGATCTGGCGACGTTCCGGGCGGCCCAAGGGATCGGGGACCGCATATCCCGCCAGGACGGGGAAGACACGCCAGAGGGCGCAGAAGGAAAGGAAGATCGGTGACATCATCGCACACCTCCCACCGCGTCCACGGTTCGCAGCGGCACGATCACAGCGCGGCGCTTTCGACCGGGAAACGGGATTGTGTCCTGGGCCGGATACGCCCCCTCAAGGGTCAGAAGCGGCAATCGCCAATCCGGTGCCCACGCCGTGCAGGAGAACATGCGGTCCAGGCGCGGATGCCGCTCGGCGACCGCCATGCAACCGCGATGATCGGCGGGGTTGAGGAACACGCCGACCTCTCCAAGGGCCTCGCGGCAGGCCGCGCCGTCCGCAGGCTCGAAAAGCAATTCAAGCCGCGCCATCGCGGGCCTCCCAGTCGGCGACCAGCCCGAAAATCGAATCGTCAACGGGTATGCCCCGCTTTTCGGCCTCGCGAAGGATTCTCAAATGGAGCCGCTCGGGAAACTTTCCGTCGTGCCGCCAGTTGCTGACTGCGCTCGGGAGGACTTTGAAAATCATCGCCGTTGCCGTCGTGCCGCCAAAGGCGTCTATGAGTTCGTTTACAGTCATGGCAACCCATCTCAATCATCAAAGTATGCATAATTATCAAATTCAGTGATGTTAATCAACTTGAAATTTTGAAGTGCTTTTTTTGATTTCAAAGATACCTTCGGAACATGCCAAAGCCGTCACGACCCCCGGATTTTATTCAACAAGCCGGTATGAGATTAAAAGCCGCCCGAATTGCCCTAAATCTTTCGGCCAAAGAAGTGTGCGAAGCTATCAACATTCAACAAAACACCTATTCGCAGTGGGAAACTGGGAAAAGTATGGTGGATGTGGCAGCAGCTGCCCGACTGAAAAAAAATTTTGGAATCACGTTGGATTGGATATATTCGGGCGACCCCGCTGGGCTGCCGTACTCCATTGCGAGTAGGATGCAAAAGGTCGCGTTGTAATTTTTCCGAGGAAAAAAGGTAATTCGGCCATCCTAATGTGAACAGGGAGGACAAATTATGGACTTTATTGAGAGATTGCAGGAACTATCAAGAAAAATACAACAGATTGGTCCCACCTTGCAGACAGAAGAAGCTACCAAAAATGCACTTGTCATGCCGTTTTTGCATTCTGTTCTAGGCTACGATGTGTTCAATCCCGCAGAAGTCGTCCCTGAATTCGATGCCGATACCGTCGCCAAAAAAGGCGAGAAAGTAGATTACGCTCTTCTCAAAAATGGCGAAGTTCAAATTCTGATTGAATGTAAAAAGTTCAGGGAAGAACTATCGACTAAACACACAAGTCAACTATTTCGCTATTTCTCTGTTACCAATGCTCGTATTGCCATTTTAACGAATGGTGAAGTTTATGAATTTTATACAGACCTGGATGCACCTAACAAAATGGATGAAAAGCCGTTTTTAACCTTTAATATATCTGATCTTGATGAGCATATTGTTCCAGAGCTTAAGAAATTAACTAAATCTTCATTCGATGTTGATTCTGTAATAGGTGCTGCTGGTGAACTTAAATACCTCAATCAAATAAAGAAAGTTCTACATGAACAGTTTAAATCTCCAGAAAAAGATTTTGTTAAGTTTTTTACTTCTAAATTCTATGATGGCATTCAAACTGCTAAGGTTAAGGCTCAATTCTTTGAAATTACAAAAAAAGCTCTCAAGCAATTCCTCAATAACAATATTAATGATCAATTGAAGTCAGCTATTGAGAAACATGAAGAAATCTCTCCTGAATATGTAGAAGTAGTTGATGGCGGCAATTCAAAAATTATAACAACAGAAGAAGAAACCGATGCTTTTTGTTAGATGACAACAACCGAAAACCACTCTGCCGTTTACACTTCAATACTAAGCAACGGTACATCGGAATTGTTGATGAAGATATAGCCTCGCGGACAAGCTGCTTGAAAACGCATCGAGATTTGAATGATATCCACAAAGGTCAAGGCTGACTTTAAAAGAAAATAGCTGTGAGTTAGAGCATAAATGACTTCCCGGTAAAGCCTTGCCGATCTTTTTAAAATTCCGTTTTCCTGATGGCAAAAGAAGTTGCGCCACAGCCCTGCCCCATGCCACGGACGGTATTTAGAACCGTTTCCCTTTCATAATTAACACTAAAGCAGCTTGACCAGCGCCGCGACAACGCCGACGGCAACGACCATCATGGAGCCTAGCTTGATGATGACGCGCTGTTCGGACTCGCGAATATCGCGCCGGACATCTTCAATTTCGGTTTTAAGACGGGTCTCAACGTCCATGAGATCGCGTTTGAGGGCGGTTTCAAGCTCTTTCATATCGCGCTTGGTGGCGATCTTGTCATCCATCAACGCGGCCTGTTCCTCGGCCAGCGTCGCCGCTTGCTTATCGGTAAAGCCCGCCTCGATCAGTCTTTTGCTGAATTTCAGGGTGTCGAAAGCGACTGCTGTCATCGGCTGCCTCGCGTAAAGAATAAAATCAGGTTCAACATAGGGGAAAAATGCCGCGCGTTCAAGCCACGCTCGCGCATGGCGTTGCGCCCAACCCTTCCATGCAATCTCCCTCTAGCTGCGGTGACAGTCCGCTTCGCGGTTTTTTTAACCATTTCAATTCAATGGTGATATGATTAGAAGGAAATAAATAAAAGATAGATAAATTATCTTATCTTAGAGTAAGAAACGGCAATGAAATTCATGCAAGAGTTCAATGATGATTAAGGTGTTTTCCACAATTCGATGGATGAGAACGACTCGACATGGACCCTAAGAAAATCAACAAATTACCTGCCAAATCGGTCTCTAAGGAACTCGACCCTAGACAAGGCGCTCTTGATCTTAAGGTTGAACGACAAACCGAGATAGACGGCGTAGGTATGGGTGTGCTTGCAGATGGCACGGCATTCCTTACTGGGCGCGGTCTTGCTCGCCTTGTCGGCATCGAGAATCTCCATATCAGAACGATTAGTCAAGAATGGAACGAAACCCCCATAAAACCTAGAATTGCGCGCATCAAGGAGATACTTAATCTTTTGGGATTAAGCGCCTCATCCGCACACATCGAAACCACGGACGGAGCACGAACGATCCACGCTTTCCCGGATGCTGTTTGTCTTGCAGTTCTGGAATATTACGCCCTGGACGCAGCAAAACCCCGGGAAACGGCCCGCGATAATTATCGCCTTCTGGCAGGCAAGGCACTTCGCGACCTCATCTATAACCAAGTCGGCTACGACCCAACCGGTGGTCGCATCGAACCGCTACGCAAGTGGCACGAACGCATCGAACTCAATCACCAAAGTGCTCCGAGTGATTATTTCAGCATTTTCAATGAAGTGAATACTGTGATCTACGAAATGATCATGGCTGGCGCACAGATTGGCGAAAAGGTGGTCCCCGACATTTCAATTGGTAAACATTGGGCAAAATATTGGGATGCAAATGACCTAGGCAGCCGATACGGAGATCGGCGGAAATTCCCTCACCGGTACCCAGATGATCATCCGCAATCCAAATCGAACCCACAGATCGCAAACTGCTATCCGCTTGATGCTCTGGGCGAATATCGCCGATGGTTGCAAGACAAGAAGTGTACCTAGAAAGTGGAAAATTTACCGATTATTTAAAAGGAAAAAAGAAAGAAATTCCTCCATCAGTTGCACAACTTACAATTAAGCGCCTTACCCCGAAAGAAATTGACGGACCGCAGTAGTAGTTCCAGCAAGGTTGTTTATAATTGCTGAATTTTTTCTCCGCGTCTTTGATGCGGTGGCAATGGTAATTCCTCCGCGATTTGCTTGGCGATCTAAAAATTGTCCCTCCCGCCAACGCCCGGCGTTGAACCACCCCCACCCCGCCCGATTCGGCGGGGTTTTTTGTGAGCAACGCTAACTTTTCATATTTAGTGATATTTTTTTGTTGACTTATTCACTGAATTTGAATTATGGTTCCCACGACACCCAACCGAGGAGGGGATCATGAAACCGATGCAAGCGAAAACCGTGACGACAAAAAAGGTCGTTGTTAGGACCGCCGCCGAGCTTTGGAAATTTCTCAATCGCATCTCCACCTATGAAAATGACCTTGAAAACGTCGGCATCAACGCACCTTTGAACGCTCACACACCTGAGACAACTTTAGAGTTTATTGTCGAGGGCTATTACGAGAACGCGAAGGATTCCGCGGATTTCGCGGACTACGCGGGCGCGACCGATGAAAAAAACCTTCGCCGCCGCACTCACACCCTACGAATAAAAACAGATTGAGGGCGGAGCAAAACTAATGACCGAACAGGCGAACATCCAAGCTAAATTAAACGCCTTACAAGAGCGCGTTTGGGAAGTCGGTCGGCATGTTGTGTCGGCTCACAACCTTGTCATTGATGTTTTTCACGAGTCCGTTGAAGTCGATGTCCCGGAAGAATTTTTGAACGCGCTGGATGAGTTTTTGATTGGCTTAAATGCGTTGCAGAAAATCCAAAACTCGAGATTTATTTTTGAAGGGAAAAGCGAATGACCAAGCAAGCGCAGCACACGCCGCGACCTGGTCGCCAAAGGCTTCTCCCCGAACGAGATCGACCGCTTGGGCGATCAGGCCGGAGCCATGGCCGCCAGCCAGGTGGGTGGTGAGGGGTGATCATGCCGAACTTAATCCCACGCTCCCTCAACCACCTTGCCTCGGGACCTAGCGAATTCGGCCATGAGGTTTCCGTACACGCCGAGCGCGACCAGCACGACACCACTGTGGTGATTGTCGCCGACGGCAAGAACATCGCTTTGACCGTCGTCGAGGCCCGGCGCATGAGCCGCCTCCTTGAAAAGGTGGGCCGAAAGGCGGGTCGCAAATGACCCGCTCATCCATCCCCGCGCCCGTTCTCGCCCGCCGGCGCGCCGACGCCCGCCGGGTTGTGACCGATCCTTCCTCAACCGAAAGCCTGCGCCGCCTGGCGTGGGCTTTCCTCAAGCAATGGAGGTTCTCTTGACCAACACAGGAAGCATCGCCGCCGAGCGCCTTCGCTCCTTTATCGAGCGGATCGAGCGGATCGAGCGGATCGAAGAAGAAAAGAAGGATCTTCAAGCCGACATCCGCGAAGTGAAGTCGGTAGCCAAGAGCGCCGGATTCGACATCAAGACCATCAACGAAATCCTGCGCCTCCGTAAAATGGACCAGTCCGAACGCGAGGAGCACGAGGCGCTGGTCGATATCTATAAGGCCGCCCTCGGCATGCTTTACGACACGCCGCTAGGCGAAGCCGCCCGCCGCCGCTTGAGCGGAAGGCCCGACGACGGCCAGGCCGACATCGAGGACCACGAACCCGAACTCCCGCAGGACCCGGCCCCCGACGTTTCCGTTGACGAGGCCGCCGACCTTGGCCGCAAGGCCGCAGAGGACGGTAAGCCGGTAACGGACAATCCGTTCCCCGCCCGCGACAAGCGCCGCGCGGCCTGGGACGAAGCCTGGTGTCGCGCCACCGGCAGCGATGGCATGGACATCCCCGAAGCGTGGCGACGGAAGAAAGCCGAAAAGGCGGACGGGAAATCCGAACCCGACGATCAGCCGCCGGGCGCGGACGAGGAGGCCGCCTAAATGGAGCCCTTCAAGCCGACACCCGCGCTCCGGCACTTCGCCAAAATCCTCATGCCCAAGGAAGCGGAGGAGCCGATTCTAGCCGGACCTGTACGCGCCGCCGTCCACGAATGGATGACGGAGATATGGACCACGGAGGAACTGGCCGCCGTAAACGTAAAGCCCCGCCGAACCGCCATCCTTTTTGGCCCGCCCGGTTGCGGCAAGACAACATTGGCCCACCACTTCGCCGCCCGCCTGGGCGTTCCGCTGGTGACCCTGAAAATGGACGTTCTTGTCGATTGCACCCTCGGCGGTACGGGCCGGAACATTGCCCAAATCTTCGAGGACATTTCCAGCCAGGAAGATCGATGCGTTCTGTTTATGGATGAATTCGACGCGGTCGCCACGAATCGCACCGCCGACAACCAAGCTGCCGCACGGGAAATGAACGCCACGGTCAACGCCCTGCTGAAACGGATCGAGAGCTTCAACGGCACCGCCATGACCGCGACCAACCGCGCCGACGCCATCAACCCAGCCATGTGGCGGCGATTCGGCATGCACCTGGACGTCGCCCTGCCGGGATTCGAGGAACGCTACGCCATCCTGCGCCGCTACCTACACCCCTTTGAAATCTCCGACGAGAACCTGGACACCTTGAGTGAGGTGACCGATGGCGCTTCCCCGGCGCTGATCCGCCAGCTTATGGAAGGCGTCAAACGCGCATTGGTTCTCAACCCCAGGCTAAACCGAAGCACTGATCCGGGCGTTGTGTTCTCGACGCTCCTGGCATCGATCAAGCCGCACCAGGCTTACGACCCGCCGCCTCTCTGGCACGACCAGGAAGCATTCGACCGGGCCTGCAGCATCGACTGGCCGCCGACCTTGAACAAGGAGGCCGCCTGACATGCCTGGAACCATCGGCGCGACGGCGGACACGCCAACCGGCTCTACCCGGAAGAGCAGGCCCTGCTCGCCGCCGTCCGTCGATGGTTCCGCTACCGCACCCCGGAAAACCTTCGCCACGTCGTGCTCGCCGCCAGGGACTGGATTAGGGCCGAGCATCGCCGTGAAGACGGCCACAACCCGCAGACAGAAAAGAGGGCGCTGCAATGAACCGCCGCATCCCGCGCCGCGCGCGCAACCAACTGACATCGACCGGATGGGCCATCGCCGCCGCCTTCCTGCTCGCGGCGGCGCTGACCGCGTTGCGCATCGGCGCGGGAGGGCTGTGACATGCAAAACACGACCGCCTGGATACAGACCGCCTCCGGTCGCGCCTGGAACCTGACCGCGCCGACGCCCGACGCCGTTCACTGGCCCGACATCGCCGAGAGCCTCGCCAAGATTTGCCGCTTCAACGGCCACTCCACCGTCTTCTACAGCGTCGCCCAACACTGTTGTCTGGTCGCCGACCTGCTGCCCCCCGAACACCGCCTCCACGGCCTGCTGCACGACGCGCACGAGGCCGTGGTGGGCGACATGACCGCGCCCGTGAAGGCCGTCCTCAAGGACTTGGGCGGCAACGGGGCCTTCGACCACTTGGCCGAGATCACGGATCGCGCCGTGTTCGCCGCCGCCAGTCTGCCGTTCCCTTGGCCGACCGATGTCGGCAAAGCCGTCAAATGGGCCGACATGACACTGCTGGCGACCGAGCGCCGCGACCTGCTGGCCCCCTGCGCGGAACCTTGGCTCCCCATGCCGGACCCGCTTCCCAAACGCATCAAGCCCTGGGCATGGCCCAAGGCGATGGAGGAATGGCTGGCCCGCTTGGACCGCTACTTACCCCACCATAAACAGAGGAGCAGCTGACCCATGGCCGGTTCCGTCAACAAGATGACTCTGGTGGGCAACCTGGGGCGCGCCTGGAACCAGTACCCGGAGACGGTCCATGGCCAGACCTAAGCGCGCATTCCTGCCCCGGCCGCGCGTTCTTACCAGCCCCGTGCAGGTGGCCGCCGTGTTGGGGCGGGGCGAGGAATGGTTCCGCCAGCGCCGCGAACGTCTGGAAGCCGCCGGATTCCCGCGCCATGACGCCCTTCTTGGCGGGTGGGACATGGACGCCATCAACGCCTGGCTCGACAAGCGCGCCGGTATCGATCAACATTTGTCCCCGGACTCCGTATTGAACCCGTGGGACGAAGTATTTGAGAATGGGCAAGGTGAATTTGCCATACGTTGAAAGGACCCGCGTCAAGGGCAGGGAATACTTCTACTATCGCCGGGACGGCCAGCGCATCCGTTTACCCGGCACCCCAGGCGCGCCGGAATTCAACAATCGTTACCACGAAGTCCACGAGAGCTTCGAGCGCCAGTCCACAGACGCAAAAGGCAAGGCCGCGCCCGGGTCCATGGCCGCCCTGGTGATTGCCTACAAGGAAAGCCCGGAGTTTTCCCAGTTGGCCACCAAGACACAGACCGACTATCGCCGCTATCTCGACCGGATATCCGATCACTTGGGGAAACTACCCGCCGCGCGCATGGAGCGCCGCCACGTCCTGGCCTACCGCGACCGCTTTGCCGAGACGCCAAGAACCGCCAACTATGTGGTGCAGATTCTCCGGCTCGTGCTGGGCTGGGGCGTTGACCGTGGATGGCTGAAAGCGAACCCGGCTCAAAGGCCGCGCCAGCTAAAGACCGGAGACGGCCACCGCCCGTGGGAGGAACACGAGATTGCCGCATTCCGCAAGGCATGGGCCGCGAATACCGTCCAGCGGATCGCCTTCGAGATTCTGCTGAACACCGGCCAGCGTGGAGGAGATGTGGTGGGCATGGCCCGCCACCAGGCGGCGCGCGGCGAGATCGCCGTGGCCCAGGAGAAAACCGGAGAGCGCGTCTGGATTCCCCAGGCCGACCAATTGCGTGCGATCATCGGGCCGTGGCTGGAAATCAACAAGCACATGGTCATCCTGACCACCGAGACGGGCCGCCCCTTCAAGATCGATCACTTCCGCCACACCATGCGCGACGCTATCCGTACCGCCGCCCTGCCGGACGATTGCACGCTGCATGGTCTTCGCTACACCGCGGCCACGATCCTGCGCGAGCTTGGCTGCGACCTGCCGACCATCCAGGCCATCACCGGCCACCGCACAGCGGAGATGGCCAGAAAGTATTCCGAGAAGCGCCGCCGGGCGAAGGTCGCCATCGCGCGCCTGAATCGCGCACGGCGCGGGGCGGAGAAAGAGGCCCCGGAGAGAACGGAGGAAGACCAGTGA